TCACCAAAAGCGAAAGAGCAGGCAAACGATACGTAGAACCGAATTCCTTCGAGGATATATACATTCGCAACCGCTCGATATAGTTTTCTTTTGAGGTCATATAATGTTTCTTTTGCTGCTGGTGTTCCTTCCAATTCATGCTGCCACTGGTTACCTGCTCCCCATTCTGTTGCTGCTTGTAGGAATTCATCATACGAACGAGTTACCGAACGAGCCCTTTGAAGGATCTTGTCATCCTCAAGAATTGTATCAAACACCTCGGACGGATCAGCATACACATTTTTTATGATGTGTGTATAGGAGCGACTATGAACCATCTCCATAGTCTGCCAGATATTCATAGCACCTTCGAGTTCAGGGAGGGAACAGTATGGCATGAAAGCCATACCAGGACCACGACCTTGAACACTATCTAGAAGGATCTGATACTTCAGATTGGAAGTAAAGATGTGCTTTTGTGCTGTATTTAGAGTTTGGTAATCAGCACGATCCTTCTGAAGGGATACCTCTTCAGGTCTCCAGAAGTATCCAAGTTGTTGCTGTGTCAGTTTATCAAACACAGGATACTTGAACTTATCGTAACGTTGGACCCCAAGAGGGGGTCCAAAGAACATCTTCTGTTTTGTATTATCTACTTTGTTAGTATTGAATACTGTCATCCCTTCTACGCTCATGCGATCACCAGTGGTTCTAAATCTTGCAACTGTCACAGTCTTCTTCCTCCGTGCTGAAAATGTCGTTGAGTAAATCTTCTATGCTCTTCTTTTGTTCTTGAGTGATTGGTTCGTCTTGTTTGATATCGTATGTATTCTGATAGTAAGAGGTCTTCCATCCATACTTGTAAGTATTCAGGAAGTCTTGAGCCATCACCGACACAGGAACTTCATTATCGGCATAATTTTCTGGATTATACGACCAGTTTCCAGATATCGCTTGATCAAAGAACTTCTGCATAACAGCAACAATATTGATATAACCAGTATTGTCAGGCATATCCCAGAGCAACGTATAATTGTTCTTGAGACTTTGATACTGTGGGACAACTTGCTTGAGAGGTCCCTTCTTTGACTTCTTAACGGACAAGTAATCTCTAGGTGGCTCGATTCCGTTGGTTGCGTTTGACACAACGGAACTGCTCTCCGAAGGCATCTGTGCGGACAGCGTTGAATGTCGTAGACCATATGCCTGAATGTCGGCACGTAGAACATCCCATTCATATCTCAAAGTTGGGTCACAGAGCTCATCGACATCACGCTTGTAAGTGTCGATTGGGAGGATACCTTGAGAGTATTTTGTGCGATTGAAATATCCACAGGCACCTTTTTCTTTGGCGAGCTGGTTGGAAGACTTGAGGAGATAGAACTGGAAAGCTTCAGTAAGGTCATGGACGAGTTGCCAGGCTCGTGGATCATTGTAGTGTTCTCCTTGTTTTGCAAGATAGTGTGCGAGACCGATATAACCGATACCCAGAGAACGACGATTGAGAGTTGATGTTCTTGCTGCCTTGACTGGATATTGCTGATAATCAATCAACTCTTCCAATCCACGAACAGCAAGATCACAAAGTTCTTCAAGGTCATCAAGTTTATGTATCTTGCCTACGTTGATAGCAGAAAGAATACACAGAGCAATCTCACCTTCACCATCAATATGCTGAATAGGATCTGTAGGAAGTGTGATTTCCTGACAGAGGTTTGACATATTTACTTTGTCAAGGAAGGAAGAGTGAGAGTTACAGTGGTCGATGTTCATGATATAAACACGTCCAGTCTCTGCTCTCTCCTTCAGGAGGTCCAGAATGAGTTCTTGAGCTCCAATAGTTTTTCGTGGAACAGTTGTATTTCGTTCGTAATCCACATACAGATCGTCAAATCTATCAGTCCCAAAAGCATCATACAGACCAGGAACGTCGTTGGGAGAAAAGAGTGAGATTTCTGCGTCTTGGATGAAACGTTCATAGAACAGTTTGCTGATTTGAATAGAGTAGTCTAACTTACGAACACGGTTATCTTCAGTTCCCTTATTATTTTTTAACACTAAGATGTCTTCGATCTCTCTGTGCCAGATCGGGAAGTGGACCGTTGCGCTTCCGCCTCGTATGCCGTTTTGCGTACAGCATCGCACAGTTGACTCAAACTTTTTGAGAAACGGAACAACCCCTGTATGAGTAACTTCTCCCCCTCGGATCTTGCTGTTGATGCCACGGATTCGACCTGCGTTGATACCGATGCCTGCCCTTTGAGAAACATAGCGCCCAATAGCCATATCGCTACTGAAGATGCTATCAAGGGTGTCGTCAACATCAACAAGAACACAACTTGCAAATTGACGAAGTGGTGTTCTAACTCCCGCCATGATTGGCGTTGGGATGTTGATTTTGTGCTTCGAGATTGCGTTGTAGTATCGTCTGACATATTCTAATCTATCCTTCTGATAGTTTTGGAAAAGTGTTGCCGCAATCATGATGTACATATACTGTGGCGTTTCAAATACTGTGCCACTACTTCTATCTTGCACGAGGTACTTATCAACGACTTGACGTAGACCTGCATAAGTGAATAGAAAGTCACGGTCATGATCAATAAAACTATTGATCTTGTCCCACTCTTCTTTACTATATTTACCAAGGATCTCTTTGTCATATATTCCTTTAGTAGCACACTTGAAAGCATGATCTAAAACGTGAGGATGTCCGTTCACCCAATCAGATCCAAACACTTGCTTGCGAAGTCCGAACAGCAGCAGACGAGCAGCGACGAATTGATAGTTGGGGTTCTCCAGGCTGATAAGGTCGCTCGCAGAGCGCACCAGGATCTCCTGTATGTCCTTCGTCTCGATGCCGTCGAAGAACTGGAGACCCGAGTTCATTTCGACCTGAGAGGCGCTCACACCGCTCCCCAGACCCTCGCAAGCCTCATCGACCATCTTGTGGATCTTATCGAGGTTGAGGGGTTCTACAGACCCGCTGCGCTTGCGAACTTTGATACCATGTCCGTTTGTCATACTTTCTTCCAATCGTTTAATTTAAGGGTTGCTTCTAGTCCTTTATAAGTATTTGATTCTACCATAGTCTGAACATCAAGTCCAGCAAGGACCATATCGTTTATATCTTTTTGTTGTATACTCTTTGGCCAAATGACTACCTGATCTCCTCGGTCGATGACTTTGGAGACCCTGTTGATGATTTCTCTGTTACGTGGTTCATTATCAAAAACCCAAATATAATTGCTCCAACCAAACGTCCTAACATCAGCGTCGGACCCAGCCATAGCAACAGAGTTTTTAAGGAAGGTCGAGTCAAAAGGTCCCTCTACAATATAAACAGGTTTGTCTTCTTTGATTTTATCCAATCCAAAGATCTTAGGTTGTTCCTCATCCAGCATGATCGTAATGTATCTTAGTTTTGCCTTAGGGGCGAGCGATCTGCCTTGGTATCCGAAGAGGTTACCTTCTTTGTCTTTGAATGGGATAATGATGCGTTCGCTATCTTGCTTGAGATTGTCAAAGATCTTCCTTTGTGAATTAGTCCAAGCCTTAAACTTCGGACAATAGTAGAAGTAATCTAGATCTTTGATGCCTCTGCCTTCAAGATATTCTCTCGCTGGGTGAGAAATATTTAGGTCCGAAATTTTGTCAAGGTCAATACAATTTTCAGATTTCGACAAAAACTTTGGTTCCTGAAAATTAAAGGCGGGGTTTGGAACTGTGGTTCCCTTGCCAGTCTTACCGTCCTTAAATTTTTCCATCACGTATTGATCGTGAAGGAATGTATCTTGATCCTTTAGGAAGTTTGAAAGTGTCCTACCCATGCCACAGTTATGACACTTGAAGACAAAATCATTCTTCACCTTAAACAAATATCCCCTCGCCTTGTTGCGTCTCTTTTGACTATCTCCACAATATGGACACCTGAAGTTATACAGGTCTGCCTTCTTGCGAGCAAAGAGAACTAGGCGAGAGGACACCAGTTGGATATATTTTACATCAATAAAAGAACTCACTTAGTCTGTGCTGGCTGACTACCTCCCATAGTAGCACCGCCATTACCGACTGTCAAGAGGTTGCCGAAGAAACTAGCTGATCCAATAATTGCCACAGCTGCCGTAGCAATACCAACGGATATCCATCTAAAAGTTGCTAGATCATTTACTCTGTTTTCTACTTTCTCAATACGATCTTTTACATCTCTAATGAGTTCCATGATCGCACTATCATTTTTATCATTCTGTTCTAGTCTATTTTCGTGACGCTCTAAAATGAGAGCAACGTTCTGGTTGCTCTCACTAATTTTATCTACTGCTCTTTCTAGTTTGTCAAGCATCTCTTTGGAGAGATCTTCATATATTTGAAACTTAGCTTCTAATACTTCTATATCTCTGCCAAATCCAAACATGATGCCCTCTTAAACGTTGCGAACTGCAAAGTTCAGTGCTGCCTGATAAGTTGTTGCGTCCTTATTCAGCATGTACTGGAACTGTTGCTTGTGCTCATCATCAAGTTGAGCATAACAAGCAGCGATGCGCTTTGCTGAGAAGTTGTCTAGGTTTTGAGTAGATCCGTTGCTAAATTGGATCTTAGCGAATGAACCTTCGCCACTTGGGTTCAATTCAGAAGTTGCCACATCAAGGGCAACTTGGATTACATCTTGATTTTCCATCATAACATTACCTTCAAATTCAACTGAGTTTTTCTGAACTTTTTTCTGCTGCTCCGATGCCTTCTTTTTAAAGTCAGAGAGACGAGCTTTCATAAGAGTGTCCATCTCTTTTGTTTTATTCATCAACTTCTGTTTCGCTTCCTGGCGCTTCGCTTGAAGATCCTTTTGGCGATTAAGTTTTTTCTGTTGAGTGATTTGCTTTTGTGCCCTCTCTGTATCAGACACAATCGCCTCATCAATTTGTAGTTCTACTTGTTCTTTCATTTTTCTGCGTTGGATACGATTGAAGAGAGCACGGGCGCCTTTGCTGCGACCATCAACTTTGTCTTGTTTTGCCTTCTTATACTTACGATTTTGCCTAGGATTTACCATAACAAAAGCAGGTGGTAGTGCCAGACCTTCACCAGATCCAGCAACATTCATCATTTCATTTAAATTAGGTTCAAACTTTTCAGACATTCCTGATCAAAATCCTTAGTAATAGAAGGTGGTAATCTATTTAGAAACAACATGAATGCCTTAATTTGAGGCCAATACGTTGCTTCAGTTTTATAAAAGAGCAGTGGTGTTGCTGCGTCATCAAATACATTATACAATACTATCACATGATTTAGAATGAGATGGGTTTTCAATTCACCCGTCGTTTCATATCTCTTCAGAAGTCTTTTGATATACTTGAAGCGTTTTAGGTCTTCCTCAAAATCTGTATAAGTTACTGACGACGGGTTGTTGTAATTTTGAATGGCAAAGAATATCCAATTCTCATGGTTCAATTCACTGATGTTCATTTAGATCATGCGTATGTAAGAGTTGCTGTGCTAGAGATAACCTCTTCAGCACCAGCAGATGAAGTGATCTTTACACGGAACTTGTAACCATCATAGGTTGCCTTAGCAGCCGCAGTAAGTGTAAGAGTTGCCGTGGTAGCACCAGTGAATACTCCAGTGTTGGAGATATTTGTCCAGGTAGTTCCAGTTGCTGTCTGACGCTGCCATCTATAGACAAGTGATCCAGTTGTAGCAGATGCTGTAACAGCAAAGGTTCCAGTGAATGGAGTAGCTGCGCCAGTTACATTAGCAGGTTGTGCCGAGATTGTGATAGCAGATGCTACGTCAGCAGCAACAGCATCGTCAAGGTCAGCAGCATTTACAGGAGCATCTTTGAATGCTACTAGGTGTTGTGCCTTGTGGCGAGTCTTACCATCAGCATCAGTATAGGTCATATACTCCCACCAACCAGGAGCGGTCAAACCACGCTCTCTGTTTTCAGCAAGGGTTGCCTCAGTATCATCAATGAAAATTGTTTTACGAGCAGCAGTAGCATAACCCTGTGCTCCAGCAACTGTGGTGTCGCCATCAACAATCAGGGTGTCGTCCCAGTCATACTTATCTACAGAGTTCTTCTCTGTGGTGTTTAGGACTTTCAAGCTTTGTGCGTTTGTTTCAGCGCGACTATACAGGGTCATGGATACACTCCAAATATTTACCGATTTCTAAATTTTATTTATAAAAAAAGGGGGCTTGCGCCCCCCCTTAATCTCAAGGTGTTAGATCCTTGGCACCTTTGTTCTTCAACTGTCCCTGGACTTGTAGAAGAATAAGTGAGAGAATACCATTTGATTTTACCTTTGGGTTTGCTCCAAGTGCTTCCGAAACTGCAAAAAGAACAGTTGCGATAAGTGCTTGGTTAGCAAGTGCCCATGCGATTAGAGCGGACATAGGATTGAATAGAACTCAACGAGCCTATTTATGGTCTCCTACTTTTCACATAATCTGCCGATGTCATAATGTAATCTGCCGCAAGGGTTATCTTGGATTGTACCCACTCTGGCAAATTCTCATCTGGTTTCAGAATGTCATGAAGTTCTTGAGCATTACGAATAACTCCCCTAAGTTGAGTTTTTGTCATGTCTCCTTCATAATCATACTCACCCTTGTCATAGTTTTCTTTCTTGATATCTGGGTGAGGAGCATAGAGTGGTCCTTTATAGTTACCAGCAAAGTTTTCGTTGGTAACTTTCGTGGTCATACCCTTGACACCATCCTTGACAGTTGGCATCACTTCAACAGTTGCTTTCTTTTTACCTTTGCGTTCTTTCTTTTCGCAACCGCACTCTTCGCAGAACTGTCTAAAGGACTTCATGACTTTTTCTTCATTGCCATGATTTTTCCAATCTTCTTACGACGAGCATGTAGATACTTATCCGACTTATCCTTATCACCATCGTTATCAATATCGCCGTCTTCCTTACCGACAGGATCCATACCTTCCTTCTTCATCTCCATCTTGCCATGCTTCTTCTTAGAAGACTTACCCATCTTCTCTTCTTTATCATCATAGCAATTCTCTTCCTTCATTCCCTTGTTCTTTGCTTTCCAAGCAGTAGCATAAGCGATTGACTTTTCTTTATCGGTTAGCTCACCATCTTTAGAATATGACTTCTTGATGTGCTTAACCATACGCTCTGACTTAGCACCAGGAGGGGCAACCTCAGCAAGGTCTTCCTCGCCTTCATATTCAACACCAGCCTTGACGCAGTTATTAACTTCCTTGTCACCCTTTACCTTGGTGCCTTGCTTCTTATATCCTTTCCAGCAAGTCTTGAAACCATTGTCATCTTTGCCATCCATCTTGACTTTCTCAAGAACATAGATGACACCATCAATTTCATACTCTTCAGTCTCCAGAACTTCATACTCTTCCTTAGTTGCCAACTGCGCCTTAGGACTTTCCTTCTTGGCAGTCTTCTTCTTAGTCGTTGTATGCTCGATCTCAGCTCCATGTGACTGTGGATCCATACCATCAAATGCTTCGGTTAGGTTTAGATCTACTGGTTGAGTATTCTGGAAGCAATCACCTCCCATCCACCTGCCGTATGCTTCCATCAAACCAGATGAAAACTCGTCGCTGTTTTGAATTGAATTAATTGGTTTCTGGTGCTTCATCGTTATGGTAAAGTTCTTCTCGTATTATTTATAGTCCTGATATTCTTGATCCACTCTCGAAACATTTCCCCATCTTCAGTAATTACAATCGCATAGTTACCGCCAACACGATGAATGGTTCCCCTCTCACCGTTGCGTGAAGACATTACAATATCACCTTCCTTGAAAACTTCCTGCTGCCTTTGCTGTTGGCGCAGTGCTTCTTCTCGTAGTTTCTTAAAGTCTTTCATTTAAATGTTTTTGGTAACCTACTCTTTATTTCGTTCATCAAATTCATACATTCTTTATCGTTCAAAGCTCTAGGAATACCAGAACGGAATGTTTTGAAGTCTCCAGCAAATGCTGCTCTTCTCATTTTTGTTCCTGAGATGGCGAATGTATCACCGTCAGCATCTCTACTTCCAGAAGATTTGATCTCAATATTTCTGAAAGAGAATTCTGTTCCGTTGTATTTATGGAGGAATTGCATGGCGCTGACTCGATCAGACCCCACAAGAAATACCACTTCATCATATCCCGCTAGCATTAGATCTTGTAAAATTTCTACTGGTTGTTTAGGACCAGAATGTATTTTACCCCTGTGCTCAGGAAACATCTTGTTCATGTAACTAAGCTTCACATCTGGAGGTAAAGGATTGCTTCCCTTCTTATCTTCAGTTTGTGAAATATAAATGCGATAGTCATGCTGACCAGCTGCTTGCTTCACACCGTCAAAGTTTTCTTTGTGTCCAGTCGTTGGTGGTTGGAACCTACCAAACGTAAAGTAGCAAGTCTTTCCTAGCGCCATTGCTTTTGTAGAGTGAAGTTGTTGTAAGCAAACTCCAGACGATTGACGAACTTGATCATACTACCGTCTTTGTGAAGAACGTATCCTTCAGGAGTTGTGACCTTATATCCTTTCTCGGTCTGAACAAAAGTTCTAAACTCTTCAAGATGGTCTAACTTATCTATAACCATTTGCTTGACTGCTTGTAGTTCTTTGTATAGGGCAATCATGGTCTTGAACTTATAGACATTATCGAGAAGGTAGTTCTCGCTTTTATAAACAAGATTGCGTTTCTTTGTGAGATTATCAACAGTCTTGATCTTGGCAAGTTCTGTTGTCATCTTTGAGTGGTAGAAATTTATCATTTCATTAATCGTCTCATCAACGTTACTAACACTACGAGCGTTCTTAATCTCGCTGTTGAAGAACTGCTTTAAATAGGACGAGATATGAAACTTAGCATCACCCGTGGTTCCAAAATTGCCAACAAGATCATCTAAGAAGTCTCCACATAACTGAGACATACGTTCTATCTTAGCAATGTATCTGTCAAATGTTGCCATCTCAGTTTTAGAAAATCCAACACGTTCCATCGGCGTGTCATTTTCCACAACGAGAACCTCTGATATCTTAGCATAAGATCTAACTGGAGCACCTGCCATTGCTTGCATAGTTGGCAAGTCATTACCAACATAATGAGTATGAAATACTACTCCAATTTTTGCTCTGCCAGCTTTTTTACCAATATCGTGGTCAGTAGGGATGCCATAAGTAATAGTGTTTGGTCGAAATGTGTAGAGTTGTTCTCCATTGATTGTTTCTCTTTTTATAGTGTCATCTGTAAATAAAAGATCCCCCTGGATCACACCATTGATGCCAAGCATTGAAAAATACTTCAAAGCATACTTAAGTTTTCTAGCAAGATCTCCCTCGTACCATTCATCAATTTGATCATCAACAAAACAAAGTTTTGGTTGTGTCTTAGCAAATACAGATTTAGTTCCA